ATGTCGAAAAAGTCCACATCACAACCCTAATACTTTCGCAACAAACTGGGCAGCAACGCCGGGGCCGAACAGAACACAGACAATCACCCCATACAGCAGGTATTCAATGCGGGTCATGCGTTTTGAGCCATCATCAAAGCGACCTTGTATGTCCTCGTATCTTGCGGCGCAAATTGCCTCGTGAACGGACAACTTAGACTCTGTCTCGCTGATCATTTTCTCGGTCATGGTGCGTCAGGCCAAGTGACATTGTTTGGGAACCCTTCTTGTGCTGGGATGTCTCGCAAGGCTTGACGGTAGGTTTTCCAAACATCACTGTTTGAAACGTCTGGCAGCACCCGCCAATCAGTCTCTGACAGCTTGATGTCACGCAAAGCACGAACACTCTTAGCCTGCCCTGCGTCTTTAACAGCGTTATGCGCGGTCAGCAACTGCTCATCAAAAACAAGTTTGTTACCCTCGCGCTTCATACCGCCTAGCGTGATTAAGGGTAACAAACCATCTGTGCGCTCATCCCAAATTACCATTACTGCGTCAAAGTAACCGCCGCCTTCGCCAATTTGGATTATTTGTTGTAAGCCTGATGGGGCATTAACTAAAAGTTTCATATTGTGCCAACCCTTCTAATTCTAAAAACTTGGGCAAAACTTGCATCATATGCTCCAGCTATACTTGTTTGCGCTCGTACAACATCAGCAGCGGCTAGTCTTGCTGTTACGTTAACACTGTACGCACCATTACCATTTGGCGTATACTGCAAAGCAAATCTGTCTGTATCGGTAATGGTGTCAATAGCCGTACTTAATTGCGTAGAATTTACAGATATACCAAAATACCCAGCACTATTTAAACGCTCTGTGTATGAGATTGAATAAATCGCCGTAGTATTAATTGTAAAAGATGCGCCTAGCGTTGCACTGTCAGCATAGGTAATATCAGTACCGACTGAGGATTGAGTAGTAGAAAACCTGCGAATTAACGTGTTGGTTGACCCCCAACCGTTGCCCGTATTAACAATAATTCCTTGATTCCCAGCGCCAGCAGCAGCCCATGTCGCATCACCACGCCAGAATGTACTTGCGGATGCAGAAGTTCCTGAGTTTAAGTTTGTAACAGGCAAGTTGCCCGTTACACCAGTGGCAAGCGATATATTTGTAACCGTGTTACTAGCCCCGTTGATGGTCTTGTTGGTCAGCGTGGTTGTGCTGGTCGCCGTGACAACATTGCTTGGCGTGATGATTCCAGATAGTGCTACTGTAGCCATGATTTGATCCTTATATTAGGGCTGTGTGGGCTAATTGCTTTATTTTTGACATGATAACCGCCGTTGATGTGTCCCGGTCAATGCTCAAAAAGCCTTTGCACACGATGTTGTAATCCACGCCGTTTGCATCTTTCTCGCTTTTAATAGGTACTGAGATGTCCAAGTTCTTGAACAGATACTCTTTACCGTTCTCAAAGACCCTCCAAACGTGATCCATCGTGCCGCGACCAGCTTGGCCTCGGGTTTTGTTGAACCGAATCTGGTAGGTGTTCATATCACTTCAGCAGGGCAAGACTGCGGTTGCATAATCACGGTCAAATTGAAATGGACAAACTTGATTGGTAGGTCAGCCGCATGGCGGGTAAACGAATGCATCAACCATGAGTTGGCAAAGATCATCATTCCCGGCTTGGGCGTGAAGTTAATCATCTTGCTGGCAGGCGTTGCCGTGCTCATGTCTTGTTCAGGCAGATCAATCTGCACCTTGGCGGCGCGGGGGTCATGGAACACAACGCGAGAGCAATCTTCTGGGGTCTCAAGAAAATAGAAACCCACAATCTGTGAGCCAAACCCGTGAACGTGCGCGTCCATTGCGGAGTGCTTGTGATGCTCCTGTGTCCACATTTCTGTGAACTGCACCGCTTTGTCCTGCATGGCATAGCCTTGCTCATTAAGAATGTTCCAAGCTGTTGCGCCAACAAACTCGGAGAACTTAGCCATGCGGGGGTCGTTAAAATAACTGCCCGTCATGTAAAGAGGGTAAATTTCGTTAAGCGATTGCGTCTTGCGGGCTTCAGCCAAACCTTCTTCAGAAACAGTTTTAACTACCTCTAAGAAGTCAGGGCGCTCAATAATATAGATTGGGCACGGAAAGTGGTGCGCAACTTGAAGCTGCGTTTGAAGTACGACTTCGGCTACTGACTCAGCGGCTTTGCAGACCTTTGGTTTCTTGGCTACTTTGCTCATACTGCAACCCAATCCCATGCAATGAAGTCAAACTTGTACTCACCTTCTGGACGGGCCGGGGTTTCTTTCCAGTTGGCATCTGCGCCACACCAGAATACCAACTTACCCTCAACCGGGTCAGGGCGTGGGATTGGGGGAACCATTGTGCAAGTGGCCTCGTCTAACGCCCATGCTGACCAATTAGATGCTTGGTCACGGGTGTTAAAGGCAGTGATGACAGCCTGTTGTTTGGCAGTTTTTTCTTCCGCAGTCAGGTCACGCACTGTCCACAAGTCAGTCCAGACGCCATCTACTTTTGCGTAGACAGGCGTATCGGATTCCAAAACTTGATACACCGTTAAAATTGTACGATCTGGGCGTAAAAACTCTTCCCAATTTGCGGGGACTGCACCAAACGCTTGAATAAGATTGCTCTCAAGAGCAGGGTGATCAATTGGCTGACCGTTCTCAGTTTTAATGTAAAGTTTCATGTTGTTTCCAGATTAAAGATTAGGGTAAGTTTACACAAGTTGATGGGAACGTGCGAGTATCGCCGGGCCAGACAATACGCACTGCGCCAATTCCAGCATTACCAGCTGCGCCTAATCCTGCTCCAGCTCCGCCGCCGTACACTCCACCCGTAGCCGGTGGGGGACCTACACCATTAGTTCCGCAAGAACCGCCGCCGCCGCCGCCCGGAAAGACACAAGAACCACCAGCACCCCCACTGCCAGAACCTCCTTGTCCAAAAACACCTACTCCGCCGCCGCCGCCGGAGTTTAAATTCCCGCTAGCTCCACCATTAGCTCCGGCTCCGCCAGCGCCGCCAGAGCCGCTATTGCCATTGCTGTAGCCGCTATTTCCAGAACCGCCATCGCCAGAATAACCACCAGCGCCACCCGCGCCTCTAAAATTACCGCCAGCGCCTCCGTTACCGCCTCCGTCGCCTGTATAAGTTCCGCCGCAAAAACCTGTACCCCCGCCACCTCTAACAACACACGTTGTAACAAAACTAGATGCTCCTCCTGCTGTAATACCTGAAACTGCTCCAGCACCGACAGTAACCGTGTATGAACAGCCCGGAGTTACGGCGTAATTGTTTTTGTAGCCTAAGCCGCCACCGCCACCACCGCCGGGACACCCATTGCCTGTAGTTTTACGAGCTCCGCCACCCACAGCCACAACAGAAACTGAAGTTACACAAGCCGGGGCTATAAATGTAAATGTTCCAGCAGCAGCAAAAAGCGCAGAACCCCTTTTAGCAGCGCCTACGCAAGTTGATGGGAATTGGCGAGTATTACCGGGGGACACGATACGGACAGCGCCGCTACCACCTATATTGGCAGTCCCGGTATACCCGCCTCCGCCACCGCCCCCGAAAACACCGCCAGCACCGCCAGCGCCAGTAGAACCGTTACCAGCAGTGCCGTTAGTACCACTAGACCCGCCGCCGCCTCCACCAGCACTTGACCCAGATAAAGTGCCGCCAGCGCCGCTAGACCCAGCCCCAAAAAGGCCGACACCGCCGCCGCCGCCCGATGCTTCACCGGGAGTTTGAGTCATAGCGCCAGAACCACCTGCGCCGCCAGAACCAGCATTACCGTTGCCCTGACAACCGGCTTTGAAATTACCGCCTGCCCCTGAATATCCACCAGCGCCAGCGCCTGATGCTTTACCGCCTGAAGAAGAGTTACCGCCAGCGCCACCACCATCACCAGTGGATGAGCCACCAGTTGAGCCAGTAAGACCGCCACCACCAAAGACAGTACCCGTACCGTCAAAAGATGAATCACCGCCACTGGTGCTAGTCACACCGCCAGCGCCAACAATAACAGTGTAAGGATTACCGGGTATTACAGTGTAATTATTTTTGTAGCCAAGACCGCCGCCACCGCCACCGCCATTACCTTGACCACCGCCGCCACCACCAACGACTACAACTGAGACTGAAGTAACACCGGTAGGCGCAACCCAAGTATAAGTGCCGGGACCAGCATAAGTGGTATCTGAAGAAGGCCCACCAAAACTTCTTTGGTTTTGAAAAACAACTTGTAGTGCGCCACTCATGTCAACCCACTCCCAGAAATTAACCAAGTTGTTGAAGTCATTTTGATTGCTGTTGCAGAGCCATACTGAGCAAGACTGCGTGAACCTGTAGTGCCAGCAGAAGACAAATACATTGTGTCTGTTTCAATTGCAATGGTCACTACTTGAGAAGTCATGTTAATGAATGTGATTGCTGTGCCTAATGGATAAGCCACATTTGCATTTG